TAGCTTTAAATTTTCTTTTTTCAAGATCCATTCTTTATTAGGAATTAAAATTTTTGGTTCGATGTTCATTGATTATACCTCATATTTAATGGTTCTGCATAGCTTTGTACTTGTTCACTGATTTTTTGAAGATTGTACTCTGAACAAAATTTCAATAAGCGTATACCTACTTGAGAAATATTTTTTTCTTTATGTTTACTATCTGTTATAGATTCTTTAATAATTTTTTGTATATAATCAGGCTGTGCTGTTAAATCGCATAACAATTTGTTTCTAGTATAATCTTCCAATACACGATGTTCTACACCCTCGTGATCTATCCATTTTTGTAACATTAAATTATTCCAAGCCCAACCTTTAGTATTTCGATCAGCATACGCATCTCTAAGTCCTACTTTATTTTTTGAGCCTTTTTCTCTAACACCTGGATAAGCACTAAAAATATTATCGCTTACATCACCTCTCATACATTTTTCAAAAAGAGCCCATTCTGGATCGGGTGCTGGTTTAATTTCTTTAGTTTTTTTATCAATATACGGTTTTTTCTTCTCGTCAAAAAAGCCTTCATGTGTAATTGTTATTCCTGTAACTCCGTTGTATTGAGATACATTTTTGTTAATTAGTTGAACAAAATCACCATCTGTTGAAATAATTACATGATTATCGTTAGGATGATATTTGATCCACCCTGCGATTAAATCATCGGCTTCGAGCTGCGGATGATGTAATACAGTTGAATTGGTCTTTAATTCAATAAAGTTTTTAAATTGATCAAATGTTTCCCAAAAAACTTTTTCTTCTTCGGCTTCTTTAGGAGACATGGAAGCTCTAGCAATACTTCTTTGCTTTTTGTATGGTGCATAAACATCTTTTCTCCAACTTCTACCTTCTAGTGCGAATACAACATGATCGGCTTTGAAATCTCGCCAAGCTTTTCTAATACTTGATAAGATTGTATGTAAACTGATGCCTACTTTATCTTCTAAATTACCTCTAACAGAATGTCGGGCTCTAAAAAATGTGTTAGCAGTATCAATAAGTATATAAGTTTTAGTCATTAACTGATCTCAGTTAGTCCGTCGTTTCGCAAAGCACGATTTACAAATCCGCTATTTCTTTTTTCCATATCGATACCTGCTTCATTTCCTACATTTTTACAAAGTTCAGAAAACCAAGTATCGACAATTTCTTCGTCAGTTGTTCCTTTGTAACCTGCCGCCCGTAATTCTAACACAAAATACTCATTCCAATCAAGTTCAAAAAACCCATTACGAATATTATCTTTATTAATATGAGTTTCTAAAACAGCAATCCATGGTTCTTTACGTTCTGTTGCTAGTTCTTTTGGAGTTAATTTTGAAATTCGTTGTGCTTCTTTTGCTTCATTAGCCGCAATTTCTGCTTCGACTTTTTGACGAGTTGCTTCGGCAGTTTCTGCTTCGATCTTATCGATACCGAATAATTTTTTAATAAGTTTGTTCATCGTTGTCTTTTTAAACTCCAAATTAAGAATTCATTCTTTTCAATCCAATAGTGTTCCACTATTGGTTCTCCTGGTCCTGTAATCCACCGTTCGCCGTGATAGGCAAATTTGCCCCATAAAGACTTTCCTGTTAAGAAACACTTCTTGGGAAGCCAGCAGAATTTAACTTCCCACCACTTTGCTCGATGGAGTCCCCAATCTTGTGAAGGTGGAGATTGTACTACATCACCGTACATTAAGTTCCCCATTCGTTCTTAAACAAAGGAACTTGTAATCGATCACTATACCTTAATCCATGTTTCATAGCGAGCTCTGCTACACGACGGTTGTTAAGATGATATACACTTTCTACACCACCTACAGGCATTAAATATACAGGACCTTTAAATCCGTTATCTCTGTATTCTTTTACTATATCTAATGCTTCAGCAGCATCTTCTTCTGTAGCAATAACGAGTTTGAGATAAGTGAATCCTAGTTTTTCGTATTCTCTTACTGTTTTCGGTTTAATAGCGTCTTCACGTTTTTCACCGCTACAACTTAACTTAGCACTAACGCTAAATGTTAGTGATCGATAGCCTCGTTGTTCAATACCCCAATTGTATAAGTAGTTACTAAATTCTTCAGTGAGTTCTTGAGTTCCGTTAGTTTCGAATGTAAGTTCTTTTAGAGAACGCATACATGGTTGATCAAGTAGTTCGGGATAAGCACGTTGCCAACCGAGCAAAGGTTCTCCGCCTGTAATTACGAGATGTTCGTCCCGCCATTCTTTGTAAGGAAGTGTTTCGACGATATTTTGCGCAAGGCCGCTGACTTCAACCATAGGTGAAAGGTCTTTGAACCGAGGATCCCAACTAGCATAAGAATCGCAACCGGTATGAACAAGAGGAAGATCTCTATATTGTTTAAACTCTGAAATACGATTAGCGATAATGTTTCGTTCATTTGATTTTTCACCTTTATTCATTCCAAAACCGTCGCACGTGAAGTTACAGCCAAATGTACGTAAAAATACACTCGGTACTCCCATATATCGGCCTTCGCCTTGAATACTATAAAATAGTTCGGATACTTTTAATTTTTTCATAATTAGTTATTTTACAAAAACGTCATTAATTTGTCTATTAACACGGATAAATGTAGTACATTTACTTAAATGCTTTAGCATTGATGCTCCTACATAAGTACATGTACTTCTAATTCCGCCTAACAGATCTAATACGGTATTTTTTACTTGACCTTTATATGGAATTGTCACAGTACGTCCTTCTGAACTACGATAACTAGCAATTCCGCCGTGATGTTTTTCCATAGCTGTATCGCTACTCATACCATAAAACGTTACTTGTCCATTTTCTACAGTACCGCCGCCTTCGTCGTGACCGGCAAGAATACCTCCCAACATTACAAAATCTGCTCCAGCACCGAACGCTTTAGCAACATCACCAGGACAAGTACAGCCGCCGTCGGCAATAATATGAGCACCTAATCCGTGAGCAGCATCGGCACATTCAATTATGGCACTAAGTTGTGGGTAGCCTACGCCGGTTTGAACGCGAGTAGTACAAACACTGCCGGGCCCGATGCCTACTTTAACAATATCAGCGCCTCGTAAAATTAACTCTTGGGTCATATCTGCTGTTACGACATTTCCAGCAATAATAGTTTTATCGGAAAATTCTTTTCTAACTTTGGATACAAAATCACCGAAATATTCACTATATCCATTAGCTACATCGATACAGATAAATTTTAATAATGGAACTGCAGTAATAATAAACTTTAATTTTTCAAAATCTTTATCACTTATTCCGGTACTGACCATTACATAATCTTGATTTAACTCACTTCTTACATTTACCCAATCGTCTAATTGATAGCTTTTTACTACACAAGTTAATAATTTATGATTCTGTAACTCTTTGGCCATAGTAAATGTGCCTACACCATCCATGTTAGCAGCAACAATAGGGATACCTGACCAAGTTTGTTGGCTATGTTTAAATTTAAATGTACGTGTAAGTTCTACTTCTTTTCGACTACTTAATGTACTACGTTTTGGTCGAATTAAAACATCTTTAAAATCTAATTTAATATCTTCTTCAATAATCATAATTTACTTTCTACGTATGTTTTATGATCGATCCATTGTTGTTTGTCACAGTTACTTACTAAAAATCCCCATTCTCTCACTTGTGGGCCAGGCATAAACATAGTCCAACATTCTACATCTGCTTTAAGTTCAATGCGATGAAAGCTATTAGCACTGCAAAAGCGAACATGACCAGGCCTACGCCAATGCCGTGTTTCACTGATCTTGGTACCTTTGCTATCAAATACAGGAGTCCATTCATAATATCCACCTTTGAGAATTAATGTAGCGTATGGCCAAGGATGATCATGAACATCATCCGGGTCACTTTTTAAAAATTTATGAATAAAAATATTAAATGGAAATCGTTTTCGATCTTTTAGAAAAACATAATATCTTTCTAAATAAGGTTCATTACTTTGACGATCTAAAATAATTCGATGTCGTCCTAATTTTTTTAGGAGATTTAAAATCATAATTTATTGTAAATTCTTTAACAATTTATCGCAACTAAAAAACATATTAGTTAAATCTTGAGACTGTTTTTTTACATAACTTACATGGTGATCGTAGTTGTCCATAAATCGAATGATTTCATAACACAATTGTTGTTTATGTGTTTGATATAATTCCCAAGATTCAGTCCATTCGCTAGGATATTTAAATCCTTCATAATACATTTCTTTATATGATAAACGATTCGGCACCATCGGAATAGCATCTACTAACGTACCTTCATAACATCCAATGCCTAGTGTTTCCTGTAGACTACAGCTGAATACAATTTTTGCTTTAGATAAAATCTCATGATATTGATGTTTAGTTAAACTAGAATCTTGACACACAATAAAATCATATTGAGGTAACAAGTTTTCTAGATCTCTAAAGATTTCGACTTGCTTTTCAGGAGCAATACGATGGGGAAAAACAATGAGATTTGATTTATCTTGTCTGTTATATGGCTCCAACGTTGAAGGAAGATATTCCATCGGCCATCCTGTCCTAATAATTTTACCGGATTTTTTTAAGTTTTCGATATCTTCAACAGTCCATTGCGGAATGTGGAATCCGTTATTTAACAAGTTAGTGGTAAAGATATTAATGTGAAAATCGGTAGCAAAATAGTTATGGTCGATAGCGTAGAAAAATGATTTTTCAGCATGTCTAACCCACGGAGCGTCTCCGATAAGTCTACCAAGGAAGTCCGCCGGATCATAACTACCGGCATGCCATAGTGCGTGAATCTTAACAGGAATGCCAAGAAGTTCACTCATGTATTTTAGGTTAATAATACCTGGATGCCACGCATCGGTAAAAATAAAATGGTCGCCAGAAGAAATGCGTCCATCGCAAAATAGTCTACCAATTTTTTCAACTTGAGCAGCCTTATATACATTTGTTCCTCCAAAGTTTAAAAATGCTCCTGGCGTAGTTGCTTGTGGAATATCAGTAGGTCCGTCAATAACAGTTACTGTATGCTCCTGTTTAGTTAACAAGGAAGGAATATGCGTTTTCCATTGACCTGTGTATCGAGATTCGACACTTTCTAGATCAACAATGAAAATATTACTCATAACTTACTTCTTCAGAAGCCTTTTTAGATCGCTTTGAATGTTTTGAAGCTTTGCTCTTTTCTCGTTGCCATTGCTTATATTCTTTACTTGAATATAGATCTTTTGGATCATAGTTAATCATGTTAAACCGACAGTAATCTAGCCATTCTTCGAGATCGTCGAAGATCTTACTTACTTCAGGCTTCATTACGAGAGTTTTTTGAATATAGTTTGGTTGAGCCATTTTAGTTCCTTTCTGTTAAAATTAATTTGGCGTATATTCTACAATACCATCTGATTCACCATCTTCTGACACAACGATTTCATAATATCGATCTGTGCCGTATTTTGGAATAAGATGTTGTTCTAAAATATCTGTAGCAATCATTTCGCAACTTTTATGATTTTGATTTCCTGATTTAATAAACTCATTAAGAGCCCATTTTACAAGAAAAAATTCAAGTTCACGATCTAAATGTGTTACTGAAATTTTCACATCAACTTTAAAAATATGTCGATGTTCATTTTCGAGAAACTTAATTCGTGTATCAATAGTTCCAGCATTAGGATAAAAATGATATCCTTCGAACTCTGTTCGTACTTTAATATAAGTATTTTTCATCTAATTACCTTACCTGAAAGTGGTCCTTTACTAATTAATCCAAAATATTCTTTAATAGTGGTGCTGCATAAAGCTCGTTGATATGCAGCACCTTCGCTTGGACCTTCGTCTGAAAATTTAAAATTCATACATAAATCCGCACATTCTGAAATTAAAAGTTCAGCAAATTTATTTTCATAATGTTCAAAATATTTTGAGTTATCTTGCGTTGGTGATTTAGTCAACGCATAATCTGATGCTCTCTTAGAGATAGTTTTAATTAACTCTGTATTCATTTAAGTACTTTATCCTTTTTATATTGTGACCAATCTGTAAAATTTTTCCTATTCATTAGATCATGTAGGCTGTGTGACCATACTCCTGGATTTGTTGCGTTAAATCCTTTGTCGTCGATTTTAATCATTGTATTATAATTCCATAAGCGGACATATGGAAGCGGAACACGGATTTGTGGGATAAAATTGTCATGTTCACAAAGACCGCCGTCATGAAATTCTTCAACACAATCAATAGGGATATCTAAACTACAGAGATAATCTTTTGATAAGAAGAATGATATCATCTCTTCCCAATCGGCCCAATCTTCTGGAGAACGTGGACTAAAACTATGGTTGGCACCGAAAAAGATATGTTGGATATTTTCTTTTTCACCTTTGCTTAATTGCGCAGCAATATCATTTACATTTTGTAATCCAACAACAAATAACGTTTCCATTCCGTATGCTGGTGTATGTTCAATTTCCGTGCCTACAAAGTATGTAATGTGCTCGTTTTCGCCTGATGTATAAGTTCGTTTCATACAATAACTATATGTTTTTCTAGGTTAGTTGTCAATTGTTTCTTCAAGTTTTCTTAACTCATCATCATCAGGATTTGAAAAATCTACTTCCGTTGATGAAGTAACTTCTTCAACAGTAAATAATCCATTAAATGTATTTTGAGCTGGACCTCCTTGTAATCTCGCACCTTCTAAACTGCGCAAGAAAGGACCGGCCTTTTCGATTAGATCAAACGCTTCTTGTTTTGAAGTTGTATTAAACAATTCTTCAATAAAGTTTGAGAAGTAAAGAATATTACGTGGCACCCAATCTGAATATTCATCACTCATATCACCAGATTTTACTTTCTTCCAAAACTGCCAATTAAGTTTGCTCTTTGTTTTAGCAATCTCAATATCCATTAACTGTTGAGCACGTTGAACAGCGACGATATGGCAATAGACATTGTGTCCCATCATTAGAGCATAAGCAAAACTATCCCAACTTGTTTTACCTTCTTTGCCAATCTTATTCAACATACCCGGAGCATAATGGCAAATGTCACCCATTGTTAATCTGCGACCGATTTCTGATTCAAATGGGAACGGGATGTCACTATTGGCAAGTAATTTGTTATCTGGTGCTTTGTCCATAATAACACTCCAACGTTTCGAAGTGTGTTGGGCATTAGTGTAGACAAGTCCGTGCGCTGTGGCGATAAATGGGGATGCGCAGTCAAAAGAGATGGTAATTTCTTCATTGATATGTTTCCTTATCTGTCGTTGAATTAAGGTCAAATAGCATGACCAATCTAACTGTGCGGTTCCTAGAAAGTGTATCCAATTTTTCTCCTTTAGTAAATTGTCTTCTCGCAATGTCATTAGCCGTTTGAGCGTAATGTCCATCTTACACATGTTAGCACCACCAAACGCCCAACCTTCTGCTTCACGACCGGCATAAGGACCATTTGGATCGCTAAATTCCTTCACACCTTGATACCACTGTTCGGCAGTATCCCAATCGCTTCCTTGTAATACATTAAGCCATTTTGTATGACCTAATCTATTATCAAGGAAGTATTTGTTATTATAGCACGTTTTATCTAAACAGTCTTCAAATGTCTTTAACCCAGTTTTATGAGTGTGATTATGATCGCAAGCCCACGTAGGAACATCAAGCATCATAGACCAATCAGCAGTCATTTCTAGCCAATGTAGAATATTGTCTCGAACTGCGTTTGCTTTATCGCCTTCGAAGTTAAGCCAATCAAACTTAAGAACACCCTTACCGATCTGATAACCACCTGAATCACCTAGGATCATTGTGTTATTTCGATCACGTTGTTGGATCATGCTTTCTTGTATAACGCTTTTCTTTAGATCTAATTGAGCGTGACCAGCAGAATATAATCCATATTTGTAGGTAAAATAGCCTTCTTCCGGATTTAAGAAGTTCATACCTTCGATACCACGATCGAATCCTTTGGGGATACGAGTTTTAGGAACAAATTCTTCTAACCGTTGTTTTGCTACATATGTAGAATAAAAAGAACTGATAGCCGGAAGATATACAGCATAATCCTTTTGTAAAGGTGTTAAATTAATCGGTGGTCTCATGTTGTAAATAAATTGTTGTTTTTAACTGTTCTTCTGCTCGTTTAAAATTATCATAGGCAATTTTTATTGATTGATTATTTTCTGATAATTTTTTAAGTGTTTCTTCTTCACGCATTTTACTTAATGCCCAATTAATTGCTTGTTGAGCAGTTTCTTCTAGGCCTATAGTGGGAGCGTTAGCAGTTGCTGGTTGCCATACGCTCCCATCGTAGACTTCGAATGTATAATCTTTATACCTTACCATTCCAGCACTTGGTCTTGAACTATCGATATAAGGCATAGTATAGCCAGGACCAGTAACGTGAATAAAATTATTTCCGTGAATACTTTTGATCATGTCTGTGCAGGAATAATATATTTGTAAATAGCCATTCCACTGTCGAGCGTAAGTTGTAATGCGCCTTCGTTGCTGATACTCATAGTTGTATTATTAACGTCAGCAATTTTTAGAATGCTTAAAATAGGAACAACTGGCCAAGTCCAACTCTTATTAAGTTTCCCTACAACATCAGTAGCAAATACAAATTCTCCACCGTGGCTAGCAGCATCACCGAACGTGAATTTCAAATCAGTCCCATCAGTCTTTGCTAGAAACGTTGCATGTTCGTTATTTGCTTGAGATTGAAATTGAAAGCGTTGAATAGAACTTACACTAGGCTCTACCTCAACATCCCACCTAACACCACGAAACTTAACGGTTTTAAGTTTTTCGTTGATGATTTCTGTGGTCATAAACCTATAGTCATTCTTGAAATCTCTAGTTTTGTTTTCAAAATGAATACCGATAGGAATTTCTTCGTTGTTACGTGTTCCTTTAACGATTTCAATATGTGCATCATCACGATATTCGGGACAATCTAACAAATATTTTAGTTTGTTCATTTGCGGCATACCGAATACACCGATCATATCTACATATGGGGTATGTGTTTCGGCAAACATGATCACAGTGCGATCATCGGCCATTGAGTCAATTTGGGTTTTTTCATCTGTTCCTGTAATTTTTACAATGTTTAAAAACCCTAGATTGTGAGTATGACTCACAATATCTTTAAGAAGATCTTGCATATTAATTTCCTTTACTGTTTATTATATTTAGAAAATTGATTAGTGTCAATTATTTTTTTCTAAATTTATGTGTGGATTTTCTCTAATCCATGTTGATGCTATATATTTTTCGCCTAGAATTATCTCTTCTCCGAGATGAAGAGTTAATGAATTAGTAATAAATTTTTTGTAATCATATCTGAAAAATAAAACTTCGCCTTTTTTCGGTGAAACGTTTATATTTAATTTTGGAAATATTGTTTTTCCTCCTATAAAAGAGTCATTTAAGTATGTTATACATGTAGCAATTCGATCATTCCTTGTTACATATCGAGGAAATTGATTGAAATAATCATAATGCATTTTATAAGATTCACCGGAAAAATATCTTAATATTTGAAAGTTTTCTAAGTTATTTTTTTCGATATTTGGTAAAAAATTAGATATTAAATTAAATATTTTGTCATTAAGAATTTGATTATGTTTATGATCAAACGAGGTTGAACTTGTCCTTACATCTGTGACTACTCTTTTATTATTTAAATAGGAAAATCCTAAACTTCTTTGGTAATTTAAATTCTTATAGTTTAATTCGTCTATTTCAACATCTGTAAATACAGAATTAAACATAATAATTAAAGGTTCAGAGTTTATAAGTTTTATTTTCATAATCAATCAAATGAGAATAATTTGCCAAATGTATTGTTATCTGTAGTTGATGTTAAATCCCAATCCAATACACCAATTAGGTTTTCTAATTTACCATCAATGATCGTTGCTTCCATCTCTGAATGATCAAAGGGTAATTCTTGAAACCATTTAGGTAATCGAAGTTCATCTGTAGGATATGCTACACTGGTATATCCTAGAGGATTTGATTTTACCTTACAAACAACAACCTTCATACCATCAACAATGCCCATAGAATATTTGTCATTGTTCATTCTTTTTAGTGTGTTCCAATTAATGCTAGCACGAACATGCCCGGGCATGTTTGCTTTACCTTTTTTCTTTTCTTCATTTTCATATTCGGTTAGATTATTAACACGTTTCGGTGTGCCTTTTTCCCAACCTGGTCGA